TCATCTACTACTGTTACGCTTACGCCTGGTGAACTAAGTTGAGCCATATTGTGATCTCCATGTGAACATGTTCTGTAATGTATTTATAGCATTTTGAAATTTCATAGCTTATATACACCACCGAAAAGGTCTCCAAAAGGCCAAGTTTGCGTAAATACAATATGAGACCACTATGTAGTTGCGGTATGAGGCCTGCCGCAGTAAATTACCGTAAAAACGGACGTACTTACTATAGAAGTATGTGTAACGTGTGTTTAAAGCATGGGGAAGGGCATGGCATTGCCCGTTGGTATCGTGTAGGATACCGAATAAAAAATCAGTGTGACAAGTGTGGTTTCAAGTCACCGCACAAAGAAGTTTTCACAGTGTTTCATGTGGACGGCGATTTAAACAACTGCCGGCCTGCTAACTTGAAAACTGTGTGTTCTAACTGCGCACGAGTCCTACATAAAGAGGGGATTCGCTGGCGTCAAGGGGATCTTGTTCCGGACTTATAAGTGAATATACCTGTGCATACAAGTCGTCTATAGTGCCATTATTGTCCATGACTGCATCAAACTCAGTACCAACCCAAGCAGTTTCACTAGCGTGAATTTTACTGCGTTTCATGCGTTCACTGCTGATAGCATAGCTCATATTTTTGTCACCCTCGTTCATGTTCACAGCGTCTTGATACCAATCTGGCTCAGGCCCGCGAACCACACGAATTACAATTCCACCTGCATTTTTAATTGATTTAATTTCGTTGGGGAAACGGCAGTCTGAGATAACAACTTCGTCTTTTGAATTGCGTAGCTTGTTTTCCAAGCTAGCAATCCAAATATCATCATGAAATGCTTTGCGACAAACTTCAGTGCCCCAGTATTGCAAGATCCAGCGCGGGGTCAAATTGGGCATGTTCAAACGTTCACTCCACCATGGATCCACTTGTTCACGCCATTCACGAGCTTGCTTTGTACGGCCTTCCAGCATGGTTCTGTCCCAACCAAACACTTGGGCTACAGCATCTTTTAAACTGTTGGCAAAACTTTCTCGTCGGTAACCATGAAAGTTAGTTAAGTAATCGGCAATAGTATCTTTGCCAGAACCAATAAAACCGCACACACCTATAATCATAGCATCTCCTAACGATATGCTATTATATAACAGTTTTATTACAAGGTCAAATTATTTTGTTGCCATTCTTCTGCGGCTTGCTGATCTGCTTGTAGTTGTGCCATTACTTCGTCCCAAGTGGGCGGATTGGTATTATTTGGGCATGTCCATTGCGTAAAGTTAGTGCCTTCCAATTGAAAATTGGCTCCGGGGCGTAGTTTTTTAATGGCAACGTCCACGCCCCATAACAATTCAAACGGTATATTCATACTGATATTTAATCGTATCGGTAGCGTACTATAACAATTCCCGAGCCACCGCTGCCTGGAGCAATAACTGAGCCAACACTTGGATATTGCCCGTTTCCTGATCCAGCTGCACCACCACCGCCGCCACCAGTATTTGCACCACCGCTTTGTGCAGTTCCACCAGTAGTTGCAGGAGCTCCAGTGCCACCGCCACCGATTCCGCCTTTACCAGCGGCTGCACCTCTTACTGTATTTCTCACATCGCCACTTCCGCCTCCACCACCGCCAAACCATCCTGCTGGATATCCGCCTACAGATGCAAATTGTGGGAAAAATCTGCCGTGGCCGCCATAAGCATAATTTCCGTTGCCGCCTGCTCCACCTGCTCCACCACCCCCGCCATCTCCAGGACCTGTACAAGCACCACCAGGGAATCCTTGACCAGCAATTCCAGGACCACCTGGTTTGCTTGCATATCCACCTGCGCCACCACCTGAGCCGCCTGGATAGCCAGTTCTTGGGTTTGTTTCACCACCGCCACGTCCACCGCCCATGGCCCATAATGTGCCAAATTGGCTTGGATTTCCGTCATTACTTAAAGTATTAGGACTGGCAACACCAACCCCGCCAGCACCAACTACTACTGTATATTGTTGTCCGCTGGTTACTGGATAATTTTGAGTGTACAACACTCCACCTGCGCCGCCGCCTCCAGCACCGTCTACGGTTCCGTTTCTGCCACCAGCGCCTCCACCAGCAACTACTAATACTTCAACGTTGCCTGAGACTGCTGGAGTAAATCCGCTGGTGCCCACAGTTGTATATGTATGATACCGATACCCGCCTAAACTTGTTGGAGTTGGGCTTGCAACTCCGCTTGTAGCTACATAAGGTCCTGGCGTTGTTGCTTGTTCTATTTGCGGACCAAATGCATAAATTCCGTTTCCTACTACACCTATGTGATTTTGATTAGTGCCAATATTTGTATCTACGTGGAAATAATAAGTTCCAACACCGGTAGTTTGGCCAGTAATCCAGCATCTCCACCAGCCGTTTCCATAACTTTGCATGCCGTAACTGAGTAATCCGCTTTGACCTGCAACCACAGAGGTTACACCAGTAGTTAAATCAAATGATATATAACCTATGCCACTTGTTATGCCGTCAACATACAATCCTAAATTTCTAGCAGAGGCATCTGTTTTAGCAAAAATACTAAATGTCATGGGCACATTTGATACTGTGGTTTGTTGTATATAACAACTAAAACTGGTATTAGATGTTGTATTTTCTTGTAAGTAATATGTGTTTGATCCACCGAGTGGATCTCTTACTGCGGATGCTGTAACATCCAAACGTTGCCCAGTACTAAACGATCCCAATGAAGAAGTTGGCAGTAAATTATGCCCGCCAAAATTACGCATAGGATCCTGAATGATCCAACCAGTTGCTGGACCTTCATAAACTTCCACAGCTTTGAGATCGGAATTGTATTGCATTATTCCTAGTGGAGTTGTGTTTGTACCAGTAACTGCATATCGAATAATAACTACACCGCTGCCACCTGTGCCTGGAGTTCCGCTGCCATTACCTCCGCCTCCTCCGCCGCCAGTGCTTGCTGTACCTGTAGTACCTGATTGACTAGTTGCAATACCGCCTGCTCCACCACCACCTAATCCGCCTTGTGCTGGATTTACTCCGTTAACACAAGTAGCACCACCACCACCACCTGCATACCAGGTGGGTGTTCCTGTAATACTAAAATTTAATCCATTGCCGCCGCCGCCTGCTAATGTATATGATCCAGCTTGTCCATTGTTGCCAGCACCACCACCGCCGCCGCCTGCGGCATTTGCACCTAAATCACTTGGAGTGCCTACTCCGCCACTAGTACCTTGGCCTGATACTCCAGTTCCAGCTGAATTTGCAAAGCCAGTATTTGCACTGGCGCCACCGCCACCACTGCCGCCAGCAGTGACACCGCTTGTTGCTGCTCTACTATTGCCGCCGCCGCCGCCGGAAGCAGTTAGTGTATCAAATACACTGTTAGATCCTACACTGGCTACATTAACGCTAGCTGAGGACGGTGCTCCACCTGCGCCTACTGTGACAGTATAGCTAGTTCCAGGAACTACTATGTATGCTGTACTGTAAAGTAATCCGCCAGCGCCACCACCACCACCGCCATTATAACCGCCGCCTCCTCCTCCACCAACTACAAGCACTTCAACTTGGGTCACCCCAGTTGGTGCTGTCCAGCTTGTATTAGTAATTGTTGGAGTTGGGCCAGCCAATACTGAATAACTTTGACTGCCAGTATTGGTCCATCTAATTATTGATGTTACGATAGCCGGACGATTTGCCGTTGATGCGGGAGACAATGTTAAATTGCCTGAGCCGCTAATTGTTGAATTTTTAAGGATTGCCATTGTATTTTGCCGTTATCTCTTATTTAAGTTTGTACAGGATACCATCTTAAAACAACGATTCCGCTGCCGCCTGCGCCGCCTGGATCACCACTACCTCTGCCACCACCACCACCTGATCCAGTTAAATTCACAGCGTTGTTATTAATTGTTGTACTTATTGGTCCAGTGCCAAGACCTGGATGATATCCCACACTACCGTTTGTGGTTCCTGCGTTCATTGTGGATTCACCAGTATCTGATCCTGAATAAAAACCGCTGCCCGTTCCACCGCCAGCAAACCATACAGGTTCACCAGTAATTCCGTACATTACACCTGCGCCGCCGCCGTTAGAACCATTGTTATTACCACCACCACCACCACCTGTGCCGCCAGCACCTCCGCCTCCTCCGCAACCAGTGTCGCCAGAGGCTTGCTGTGCTCCAAGTCCGCCAGCAAATCCTTGACCAGCAGTGCCAGCACCACCTGCACTAATAGCTGTACTACCGCCGCCGCCTGAGCCACCTGCTGATCCAGCACTTAGATGTGTTGATGCGCCAGCACCGCCGCCTACTGCTGTTAGTATTGCTGTGCCGCCACTTTGAGCAAATACACTATTAGTTCCATTTGTGCTTGCGCCACCGCCTAATCCTGCTAGAATAGTATAGTTATAACCAGCGGCCACTTGATAAGATTGCTGATACAATAAACCACCCGCACCTCCGCCACCGCCATATCCTGATGAGGCATTGGCAGTTCCACCACCACCGCCACCAGCAAGGCATAATACCTCTACCTTAGATACTCCTGTTGGAGTTGGCCAGTAATATGTGCCTTCTCCATTACCTATCTGTCCAGTATTGGTAAAAGACTGTACCACTTGATTTGGGTTAACACTGAGATATCTAACAATAACAATTCCGGCTGCACCAACAGCACGATTAAATCTATGGTACCCACCACCAAATGTAGCGTCATAATGACTGCCGCCGCCGCCTGATCCAGTCCAAAATTCTCCGTTGCCGCCTAACAACGTTGCTGTTCCAGATCCTGCGCCAGCTGGTGCACCTGCACCGCCGCCACCGGCTCCTCCTTGCCCAGCAATGCCACCAGCTTGAATATTTCCACCACCACCACCAGCATACCATTTGCTTTTTCCACTAATGCTGAATGCAAGTCCAGGACCGCCTGAGCCAGCAAGTGCGGATATATTATCACCACCTCGGCCACCAGCTCCACCACCACCGGCCGCAGGATAGTATGGCGCGGCAACAGTTCCACTACCACCTTGATATCCTTGACCAACAGTTCCAGCACCGCCAGCACCAAGTGCCCTTGATGATCCTCCGCCACTGCCGCCAACAACACCATTACTGCTATGGTAGCCTCCACCACCGCCACCTATGGCTGTGATAGATCCAAATACACTATTACTACCGCTGGCGCCTGCGCCGTCTGCGGTATCGGTGCCGTATCGTTGCCCGGCATTACCAGCGCCAGCGCCGCCTGCGCCTATAGTAACAGTAATAGCAGATCCAGCCGTCACTGCATAACTTGTATTATAAACTACACCGCCAGCACCGCCTCCACCACCGCTGTGGCGACCACCTCCTCCACCACCGGCAATAACTAATACTTCAACAGTGCCAGTGTATCTAGGAGTAAATGTATGACTTCCTGCTCCAGGAAACTGATGTACTTTGTACACATCATGTTGATATGTTATGTGTTGCCCTGATGATGTTGCAACATCCGCATGATTTTTTACAGTTGCCGAATGAGCAAACTTATTCCATGAGGTTCCGTTATAAATTTCTGTATATTTTAAATCTGTATTGTAACGCATTGCACCAGCACTGGGACCGCCAGGGCGTTGCGCAGTTGAGCCAAGAGCTGTTTGAGCGTATGATGCTGTAATTGTTGTTTGTAGATTAGCCATAGTTTATAATCCAAACCTATTTTTCATTGCTTGATAATTTGTCTGTATTTCGCCAGATGTTAGTGTTTTTGTATATATTCTTGCGGCGCCTACGTATCCAGGTAGTGCATATTGTGCTGTGCTAAAACCCCAACCTGAATACATACCAATTCTATATGCATTGTTCAATGTCAATGCTGTGAGATTACTAGTTCCTTGAGTAAGCAATTGTCCATCCAAGTATATTCGCCATTGATTTCCATCTCTAGTAGTAGCCATGTGATGCCAGGCGTTGGTCGATAGTGCAACACTACTAGCCTGCACTTCGACGCCACCATTTCCTGTTATAAAATTAACCGTTCCAGCACTCACATAATCCCAAAGGAAATAACTGCTACATCCGCCGTCACTGCCGTCACCTCTCAGGTCAAATATGTATGCTCTTGCATAAGTGGCATCTTTAATACCTGTTACATATACCCACATATCATAACTGTGTTGATTGCCTAAATACACATTGGGACTTGACATTGCAATAAAATCATTAGTGCCATCTAATCGAACAAACTTATAATTTGGTGTTGCAACTTGTAAGGCGCCGTTGGTCGGAGTGCCAATTGATCCACTGGCCAAATCAAGTAGTTTAGATGAATTGATAGGAGATTGTGGATTTAGAGCTGGACTACATGCAGGGTTACTTATATCCAAATCAACTACCAGTCTATCAGTAACATAAGATTGTCGATCCTCAACTGGGCTTGTTAATTCAAATCTACCGGCTTGGGCAATATAATTTTGTTTAACTTCAGCTTGTGTTAATGCTCGACTGTATACACTAACATTTGATATATTACCTGTGAAGAAGTTCTGACTTCCTGGACTTTGTACCCAAGTACCTATAACACCATTGTTGAACACAAACGATGGTGTTAATGAAGGAGCACTTGCTTGTAGTACTACACTGCCATTTAAGTAAATTGTAGTCGTTGCGTTAACGTTGCCTATAACTTTAGTTACTGTCACGTGATTCCATACGTTGGGCTGATATACATTGTTATTACTAGTTACATTTTGTCCGCCGTTGTACGCAACACCAATGTTATACGCACCACTGTTATTTAAAAATATCGAAAAAGTGTCACCAGCACTGCCTGCGCCGCCAAATCCCATTACAGTACTACCAGTTGTTGAACCACCAGTATAATAGAACCAGGCAGACATACTTACTTCCACGTTGCCAGAAACTCCTACAGACGTTCCTATAGTCACATATTGACTAGAACCATTGAATGAAAAATATCCGCCGTTGCTACTACTATATGCAGGACTTCCCACTAGGGTTCCGTTGTTTCCAAATCCAGATATATCACTCCAGGTTGTACTACTACCGTATCTTGCGGCATCTAAATGACAAGTTAACCCTTGAGTCACAATATTTGTTCCAGTTGGAGCAATTTTCCATTTGTTTGCAGTTTCGTAATTTTCAAATGTGTTTGCAACTGTGTTAAAACGTGTTTGTCCAGTGGGCTGAGTTGTTGCTGTGGCCAGTGCATATCTAATTATCACTATTCCCGATCCGCCAGCACCTCCACCAAGATTACTATATAAAAATCCACCACCGCCACCACCAGTTCCATTAACACCGCTTGCTGATGTTCTTACGGCTGCTCCACCACCTGTAGCAGTATACCCGCCAACGCCACCGCCTCCTACTCCGCCTAACCCATATGTTGCTACTGGTGATGAAAAATATCCAGCTTGACCTAACTGTGTTCCGCCACCACCACCACCATAAAATGTAGGTGTTCCGCTTATGTCATAGCATACTCCTGGGCCACCAAATCCACCATATAATGAATCAGGACCACCGCCAGGGCCGCCTGCGCCTCCGCCTCCTGAAGTAGGGTAATGAACTAGTGTTGTGCCACCATCTCCGAAGAAGCCGCCACCCTGAAAGCCTTGTCCTGGAGTGCCAGCGCCACCAACAGTAAACGCACCACTATTGTCGCTTGCGCCGCCGCCTGATCCACCATTGTTTCGAGAGGCCGCAGTTTGACCTTGACTTATGCCTGCGCCACCGCCAATAGCCGTTAGTGTGGCAAATACACTGTTAGCGCCAGCATTACCGGTATTACTTGATTGTGTTGCGGCTGTACCACCTTGACCCACTGTGACTGTATAACTTGTAGCAGGCGTTACTGGAAACGCTGAATTATAAATTACGCCACCTGCTCCGCCACCACCTCCGTGGTAGCCACCACCTGCTCCGCCACCAGCAACAACTAGTACTTCAATGCTGGTCACACCAGTAGGACATGTCCAACTTGTGGTTGTTGTGGTTGCACTGCCGCTGGTCACGCTGACTGCTTGTGTGCCAGTGTTGGTCCATTGTACAATAACTGTGCTGGACAAGCTGGGCCTATTGGCACTTGTACCACTTGGCAGCGTCAAGCTACCGGTATCATTAACGGATAGACTTGCTAACTGTGCCATATTATTTTGTACCTTTTAACTCGTCTATTTCTGCTTTAAGTGCTTTGACAGCTTCAATTAGATAAGCTGTTAACTTGGTATAGTGAATACCTTCTGCTGATCCATCTTCTTTATGACTTACAAGATTTGGTAAAATTTTATCTACATCTTCAGCAATTAATCCAGCTTCATTTTTACTTGACCCATTCTTACGATCATATGTGACTCCAACTAGTTGCATAACAGCATCTAAAGCATTTATAATTGGGTTTACATTTTCTTTTAATACAATACTTGAACTTTCAGTAAATGTTCCTGCAATAGATAAATTACCTGTACTAGTATTCATAGTGAATTGTGCAACACCTGATGCATTTTCTATAACTACGTTGCCGCTGCCAGCACCGTTGGATGCATAGGCTCGCATGTACAAGTTGTCTGTTGCTGAAATATATCCGCTATAAGTAGCTGGTTTTCCTAATACTAAGCCGCCTGCAAATGAATTAGCACTTCCAACAACTAGCGCACCAGTTGATGTTGTATTGTCACCCACAATCATGTTAGGTACTGTTAATTTGTTAGTGGCGCCGTTAAATGTAAAGTTTGCATTTATTTTGGCCGCTGTAAAGTTGCCAGTGTTGCTGGTACTCATTGCTGGATATAATGTAGTTGTGCTTGTATCGCTAGCAATGGTTGCGCCAGCCACAGCCCAACTTAGTGTTCCAGAGCCGTTTGTCACTAGAGCATAACCGTTTGTACCATCTACACTCGGTAGTGTGTAAGTTACACTACCAGCAGTTGCCGCTGCCTGGAAAGCAATAGTTCCTGAGCTTGATCCGTTTAATGTTAATTTTGACGAACTTAGAACTTCTGCACTATTAACTTTGTATGTTTGACCTGTGGCAATGTTTAATCCGCCACTTAATGTGCCAACACTAGTTAAACTTGAACTAACAACAGCAGAACCTAATCCTGTTGCGGTAAGGACTGCTGTTCCATTAATCTCGTATTGTTTACCGGTAACAACATTTATATCTTCACTGGATGTAAATGCTGTTGCGCTACTTAACCAAGTAAATGTTTTATCAGTTGTGCCTTTTATTGTAATACCACCACCGTTGGCAGTTATGTCAGTTGCACCGCCAGCATCAAAAGTTAAAGCACCTGCGGTGTGACTGCTTACGCCAGTTACTGTAATTTGCGTAGGACTATCAATAGTGGTAATTACTGTACTAGTTCCAAATGCGCCAGTTCCAGCAGTTTTTGTCAATGCCATTCCTGGTATTAATCCGCTGGTGGTGGTTAATCCAGTAACTACTGAACTAGTTGCAGCACTTGTAACAGTACCAGTTAGTCCGGTAATACTTGAAACACTGCCTAATACAACATTAACGTCGTCCACAGTTAATGTGTTTGAATTTATTGTGGTAGTTGTGCCGTTGACTGTTAGCGTACCTGCAATAACTACACCAGTTGATGAAAATGTTGCACTGGTGGCACCGTTTGCTGTGAGAGTTATATTGCTGTTATTGGCAACACTTACACTGCTGTTTCCGTTGTTGATTGCGTTAATCAAGGTAGGCGCAGCCGCGCCTCCGGCACTTGCTTTGACTTCTAATGTACCAGCATTGTCACTGATAGTTAAGCTGCCAATAGTAATAGTACCTGGGCCCACATACAAATGATTCCATCGTTTAGTTGGCGTACCTAAAGTATATGTGTCATCAACACTTGGTACTGTGTTGGATGAAATCTGTGTGAAATATTGTTTAACAGCACGTTCTGTTGGAATTGCTGTGTTACTATTTCCGCTTAGTGTTACATCGCTTGAAAACTCATTAACAAGTTCACCTAGCTGTGCTCCAATTGATCCTAGTCGTAAACTAGTCAATCCAGATAAGTCAAATGCACTGGCATTCAGTGTTGCACGGCCAGTGGCTTGGTCAACTTTGAAATATTCACCCACACGGAAATTACCATCCTGGTCTGTACTCACATAGAACACACGACCTGGAAACAGTTCAACAACTTCGTTACCTTGACTGCTTGCTTGCGCAGGTACGCCTGGATAATTTGTGCTTGCTATACCGCCTGTACCAATACTTAAAAAATCATGTCCCGTTAGTCGAATATTTGAATAATCGTAACGCAACTTCATGGCTGTACCGTCTGTTGATATAGCAGCTTTGTCTGCGGCCAGTATCATTATAACTACACTGCCGCTGTTGGTCCAACCACTTGAACTTTGAACAACATAGGATATAGTATCCCCTGTTATGCTAACACTACCGCCTGGTTTAGGTTCTGCTGTTAGGCCAGTAACAATAAGAACAACTCCACTCTGTCCAGTGACGCCGCCTGCGGCAATGGTCATACTTGCGCCAGCACCATTGCTAACAGTTTCTCCAGCAGTAAATGCAGTTCCTGTTAATTTTTTATAATAAACTCTACTAGTTCCAGGTTGCACATTTAGCACAGTTGCAGTGGTTCCGCTGGATGCACCAGTGATAGTATTGCCATCTGCAAAACTACCAACTAGTGTGCCAGCTTGCCAAGTCAACATGTTACCATAAACAGTTCCATTTATGGTAGACTCACCAGTATTAAATCCTCTGGCCAATGCTCCGTATGTACCGTAACTGTTGTTGCCGTTCAGCGCACGAATCTTACCACCGCCTGTGGCAACATAGCCCATCTGGCAGAAATAGGTAAAACAACTTACAATTTCGCTTTTACCATTATCTTTGACCCAATATCCAATACCGTCATCTAAAATAACTGTGAATCCATGAAACACCATACTTTTGTTGCCGCTGGCATGTAGGCCGCCGTCAACTAATGCGCCAACAGCTCCTGCTGACTTGGCGGTACATTCAATAACATAGGGACTTTTAGTTGCAATAGGAATAGAACTATTAAGTGCTACATATACTCCACCAATAGTGGCTAATTCAATGTTAGTAGGATCTGGAGCATATGGAACATAACCAGTTAATCCAACAAAACACATTTTGTTAAGTAGTGCGCCGTCACTTAACTTCCACATGGTCAACTGTTCATAACCACTGGCAGGGCCAATAATGGTTGTGCGTTGACTGTCTCCAATAACTGCAACAAAACTTGGAACTGTAATTGGCAATTGTTCTGCGTATGTGCCGGATGCCACCATAATTGCTGCAGGTCCTGTGGCTTGAGTACAGGCATATTTAATTGTGGCAAATGCTGTGCCCCAACTTTGGCCGCTGTTACTATTGCTACCACTAGGACTTACATAGTAAATTTTCTGATTAACACCACTTTCTCCCCACACAGGTAGACCATTTGCTGACACAGTTAATACTTGTCCGCTTGCTCCAATTCCTAAACGGGTATCGCTACTAGCACCTCTGTAGATTAAGTCGCCTTGTGTAGTGGTAGGTGTTGTACCTTCTGCCATTAGTTCAAATTTACTGCTGTTGGTTGCCCAACTTGTAGCACTTGTATGTCCTGTAACACAGACATAGCTAGAACCGCTATAACGAACCACATCGTCTTTGACGTAAGCGACTCCAAGAGCCCAAGCGCCCTTCCAGTTAAATTTGATTTTACCTAAATTAATTGATGTGATTGCCATATTTTATTCCGTTTTAATATTTAACTATATGTGACGATCAAGTTGCCGTCCGCGTCTAATGAGTATGCATACTCGTTTGTACCAATGTCAACATCTTCGTAAATGTCAGCACCTGTTGAATCTTGTAAACTAATTGTTGAATCTTCAGTGGTAGAATAAATTAAATTACTATTTGCATCTATTGAAAATCCATGAAACTTTTTAGTTGGGCCTGTTAGTGTTCCATCAACTGCAATGTTTACTCCAAGTCCTGCTTTGACACCGCCTAGTGTATTGCTTGTTGCCGCTGGTAACACATAGGAATTTCCAGCAGACAATACGCCAGTTACGGGATCAATGCTAAGGTTATTACCAACTTTAATACCACCTAAAACAGAAGCTGATGCTATAGCAACAGACGAAGTAATTGTAATGCTAGCAGTACCGTCAAAACTTACACCGTTAATTGTACGTGCTGTGGCTAACTTGGTAGCAGTGGCCGCATTGCCTGCAAGCAAGTATGTGCCAATGTCGGCCAGTGTTGTTTTATAACTGGTTGGGCCTGGCCCAACTACTGGGACTATGTATGTTCCAGTAACGGTTGCTTGTAACGGTAATTCTGAAAATTTAATAGTCATCTAAATACCTTATCCAGTTACAAAGTAGTATCCTGTACCACCAGCTGTGAAATCCATTAATTCTTTGTCAAGACGTTCAAAATCTTCTTTGGCGCTGGATTTTAAATCTCCGCCATTCATTTGTATTGAACTACCTGGACCAGCAATGCTGGCAAATTTAGAGCGTGCCTCACCCAGCATGGTTTTGCACACAGCTAAAGTATAATCACGTAACCACTGCTTGGCATAGATGTCTTGTAGTAATACCCAGTCAGGTCTAAAATTATAACTTTGTATTAGTATCTGTTCGCCTTGTGCAAAAGGACGTTGTAAAATGTTTAAAATGTGTGTAGTTGGTTTCCAATGAAACTCGATATAACTACCAAACATGCGACCAACTAATTTCTGATATCCAGCAAACATATCATAAGTTGCTAAACCACCCATCATACTACCTGACATTAGATAGGTATTTGTATAAGCTAGATTAAACGGTTCAAATAGCGTACCACCTGCACCCATGCCAGTTCTTGAGCCAACTGCTCTGCGAAACACTTGTCTAACTGTGATAACTTCGTCAGGTAATCTGTATTCATTTTGATCTTGTAATAGTTCTAAGAACAAGTAGCTTTCTTCCACGGCATTTGAACTCTTTTGACGATAACGGTTTAGCGAACGATCTAATGCAGTTTCGTAATGCTTAGGGTCAAGCTCCACTTCAACCATGCCGTCACCTAGCATATCTCGCACGTAATCAAAGACTTTATTTCGTTCTAAAGTGGAATTTGACGTAGTTGTTGATGGTAAATCATCCATGTTATTACTCTCCTAGTATATTTAGCTATCGATAAATATGTTACTATGCCAAGACTAAGTTTATATAAACCCGAAAAAGGACTTGATTACAAGTTCATTGATCGCCAGTGCTCAGAAATGTTTCAAGCGGGCGGAACTGACGTTTATCTGCACAAATATTTAGGTGCAAATACTGCGGCTGCAACCGCCACTGCGGACCAACCGCACTATGCAACTACAGCAGTGACAAACATACAAGATTTGCTGTTTTTAGAGAATCGTGACAGAAGTTATGACACAGAAATCTACAGAATTCGCGGACTTTATAATGTACAAAACGTTGATTTTAACCTAAGTCAGTTTGGTTTGTTTATTGACAACGACACACTGTACATGACTGTGCATATTAACGATTTTATCAAGTACATAGGACGCAAGCCCATAAGCGGCGATGTGTTAGAACTGCCGCATTTGCGTGATGATTTTGCCCTTAACGAATTTGACTTTGCTTTACCTAGATACTATGTTATTGAGGATGTAGGCCGTGCTAGTGAAGGATTTAGTGTAACTTGGTTCCCACATTTGTACAGATTAAAACTGAAAAAAGTTACTGACAGTCAACAATTTGCACAAATCTTTGACCAACAGGCCAAAGATGCCAACGGTGATCCTGTTGCAGATACCACATTGCGTGACTTGTTAAGTACTCACAACCAAGAATTACAAATCAGTGATGCTGTTGTTCAACAAGCTGAAATTGATGTGCCAAAAAGCGGTTTTGAAACCCGTCAATATTACACAATTGCCGCTGATCCTGACACAGGCAAAACAGTATTAAACACAGCGGACAGCGGTTCTGTGTTGGCCAGTAATGCCAGCAATGGAGTAACTGCCAGTTCAGTCACAGGCGTTCCGCAACGTAGCGGATACACTGGTTACTTGTTGGGCGATGGTTTTCCGATCAACGGCTACGATTTTGGATTTGGCATACAATTTCCAGCAACAGCTGCTGCAGACGACTTCTTTTTACGTGTTGACATGCTGCCAAACAGGCTATATAGATTTGATGGTAAACAAAATGCATGGATAGCAGTGGAAGATGCAGTACGTATGAACATGACCAATACCAATTCAAGAAACACGTTAAAAACTGGATTTATTAATAATGCTAATTGGACTTATAACGAAGCAGTTATTAGTGATATTTCTAATGCGGCTAAAGATGCTGTTAGAGTTAGAACACAAATTGATTTTACAGTAACTGGTTTGTATGTTGTACTAAAAATGGATACAGTATTAATAGAATACGTAGTTGCAGACATGCCAGGATTAATTACATCTTATAATTATATTAGTCCAGAAGGAATAACCAGTTCCAAGATGCAAATTAATTTACCCGTAGTTGATACTGTACAACAAACAATACCGTATGCGGGTCAATGGACTGTGACCATATACAATTATAGAGAACCGCAACGTCAAAGTATTAGCAAAGCATTAAAACCAAGGGCAGACTTGTAATGGAACATTTTTATGACGGGCAAATACGACGATACATCACGCAGACAATTCGTGCGCTGAGTAACTTTGTGGTCAAATACGGCGACGGAACACTGGTACGTGTTCCAGTTATGTATGGAGATGCTGACAGACAAGTGGCCAGTATTATTCGTAACAACAGTGAGAACAAAGTTAATAGTGTCCCACGCATCAGTGTTTATGTTACAGGACTAGCATTAGATCGCGACAGATTGAGTGATCAAACATTTGTAGGAACTGTTAATATTCGCGAACGAGATATAGACCCAGACACAAATCGTTACACAACAGGGCAAGGTAGAAATTACACAATTGAAAGACTAATGCCAACTCCGTTTAAACTAACTATGAAGTGCGATATATGGAGTGCTAATACAGATCAAAAATTACAAATGCTTGAACAAATTTTAGTGTTGTTTAATCCCAGTTTGGAATTACAAACCACAGACAACTATGTTGACTGGACCAGTTTAACTGTGTTAAATTTAAATGATATTAGTTGGGATAGTCGCACAGTTCCAGTGGGCACAGATACACCCATAGATATTGCTTCGCTTACACTAGACACTCCTATATGGATTAATCCGCCAGTTAAAGTTAAACATCTTGGTGTTATCACTAAGATTGTTACCAGCATGTACAATACCAGTACAACTAGCGGAACTTATATCGACGGGTTAGGTCAAGATCCAATTGCCACTACAACATCTATGGCAGATTTGCTGGGACTTGTAATTGGCTCAGATGAAAACTATAGATTAGAAGTGTACAACGGACAAGCTATATTAATTGGAGCACATGAAAGTGTTGTTGAGCGTGGAAGTTCTTTAGACATTCCTGTAAGACTAGGAACCCCAATCAATTGGAATGAATTATTTGCTAGAACTCCTAACAAATACAAAGCAGGATCAAGTCAACTGTACTTGACACAACCAAACGGCAGTTTAATTGTAGGCACCTTTGCTATTAACAGTTTAGATGAAACAATTTTACAAGTTAAGTGGAATGTGGATACATTAACCACCAACACTGGAATTGACAGTGCAGGAGTTTTAGATAATGTAGCTGGTTACAATTTACAATCTTCTTATAGACCAAATAGTCCTGGAACTTTTGATGCTATTATAGATCCACAACAGTACGATCCTAAAAAACCCAACAAAGAAGCAACAGACCAGCCAGTAGCTGTGGGCAGACGTTTTCTTATTATCGAAGACATTGGTAGCACACTAAATGCCGCTGGAAAGGGTCCTACTGCATGGCAAAGTACTACAGGTGTAGACTTTGTTGCACACGCAAATGATATCATTGAATGGACTGGTCTACACTGGACTGTGATTTTTAACTCTAGTCAGAATACAGACACTATGGTATGGCAGACGAATATATATACTGGAATACAATACTTGTGGAACGGTGTTTCATGGGTCAAGTCATTCGAAGGTGTGTACGAGGCTGCTAATTGGAAAATAGTACTTTAAAAGAATCTATAGTTTGTAGTGGTGCATTATTTTATGCCAAGTCCACACGACGATTCTTACTACTACAAAAAGCACATGGCAAACACGAAGGCACTTGGGGACTAGTAGGCGGTACAAACATCACTGGTGAAACTCCGTGGCAGGGTTTACAGCGTGAGATACAGGAAGAAATAAATGTACTTCCCACTATACTAAAAACAATTCCATTAGAAACATTTGTATCTAACGACCGTGTGTTTAACTTTCACACTTACTTGTGCGTGATTGACACGGAGTTTGTTCCAATATTAAGTGACGAGCATCAAGGGTGGGCATGGGCCACAATAGACAGAGCCCCTAAGCCATTACACCAGGGGCTACGAAACAGCTTCGGCAGTAAAATTATTCGTACCAAACTTCAAACAGTATTTGATCTAGTAGATTTAATATAACCTATGCAGACGTCGGTACAAATATAACTTTACATGGATACGGGCAACAACCTTCCACATATTTTGCTTCAAGTGTTGCTATGCCTTCTACTTCGTTAGCCGCTTCGACACGCTCCATGAAATGGGTTCCGTCCGGCAATTCAACTGTAAATTCTAATAACATGAGTAATCTCCAAAAACTTGCATAACTGTATTTATAAGTTTAAATTCATATAAAATTAAAATTGATAACAGCTCTGTATTTATGATCAGTACAGCTTGTTCCACTGTGCTTGTCCAAAGAATTAAAAATCACCAAACTGTTTTCTATGCTGGGCACTTGTTGACCGTCGTCTTCAAATTGTGTAAATCCGTTATTTGTATTGAGATACAATATTGCAGTTTTTGAAATTTTGGCTAAATCTTCATTTACATCAATATGGTATCCGTACATTTGAACAGTGCCAGTACAACTGGTGATATTTGCCTTGGCTTTTATCAGCATCTGATGCGGCAATTTTTTGAATATTGGATCTAGTGTATTAATATATTTGCTAATAAGTGTTGGGCTATGATAAAATATATGAACAAATTGCAAATTAAATCGCTCATCACAACTTATATCTCTAGGATTACTCTTATCCTGCATAATCCAAGGAAATGATTCATTTAGAATTTGATTCTTAACTGCTATAAAATCAGTTCTTGATAAGAAATTATGAATAACTTGTCTTGTCATGATTTCTGAGAACTTAATCTCCACTGATTATACACTTTACTAACTGCATCAGCTGGGCCGTACTCCGAATTAAAACTAACTACTACTCTTCGATCACTGTTATTAACCTCAGTACTATGCTCTAGCCAGCTAGGAAATAATATCAGCTGACCTTCTTTGCATTCAACTGAATGAAAATTTGTATTATACTCGTTTGACCCTAGTAATACTTCAGCCATTCTACATTGAGCAAGCGGACTGTGAAAACTTAACCCAACAGATCCTGGAGGAGCATCTACATATAATGCTCCTGAAATTACACTCACTTCGTGCCTGTGCGCTTTTACACGATCTCCCTGACCCATAATATTGAACCAACTGTTTGTTATGATTATAGGAGGCATTTGTAAATCCATTGCCATTTGTTTTACTAGATTTTCAATTTTTAATCTTAACTTTCTAACACTAAAATGACTTAAAATTGGTGTCATGTCAGTACCGTAAGAACTTTTAGCATTGTTCACAAGCCCGTGCGGTTTGGTTGAATTTTCAGACTGTTGGATTAATTGTTTGAGATTGTTCCATTCTGGTTCTTGCGATAAGTCGTGGATATCAATTCTGACTGGAAAGATTAGTGATTGCATATAAATTATTTATTAGCCTATTTTATCGGATGTGCTATTTGTGGTTTATAAATAGTGGTAACAAGGAGTATACCATGATTTTAAAACCAGTACACGATCGAATCATTATAAGAAAAGATGATCCAGAAACTGTAACAACAGGCGGAATTTTTATTCCCGATGTTGCCACAGAAAAAGTTACCAGAGGGACTATTCTAGCAGTTGGTCCAGGAAAATACGCCGAAAAAACTGGAGTGTTTATTCCAACCACCTTGAAGGTGGGAGAACAGATTTTGTTTCATCCATTTGCTGGTACTGAAATGAAAATTGGAAACGATAGCCTCTATAATATGCCAGAAGGCGATGTCTGGGCAGTTATCGAAGATGACGAACCAACTGTTTAATTTTTTAAACGATCAAGATTTCATTGATAGTAAACAAAATAATAAACATTTTGTTTTTAGAAATCTTGATCTAACTGCTCCTACTTGGGGTGAAATTTTAGAAAATTTAAATCAAACCATTGTTTCTAAATCAAAAATAAAAGTTTTAGACAATCTTGGATTTGTATTTTTTGATGCAGAAAGAATGGTGTCTGTAAACAGCGTATTAACTGAAATTAAAAAAATTACAGATAAGCCTTGTACAGCACATTGTTATGTTTCGTTGCTAGAAATATCTAATACATTTGGAAGACACAACGATACTTCGGATGTATTTTTTTGGCAAGTGCAAGGTAATACCTTATGGAAGGTTGAACAAGGTGCAACAACTTACGAATATAAATTATCTCCTAACGATTTAATTTATATTCCTAGGTTTATGTTTCACGATGTACTACCACTTGGGCCAAGAGCTGGTATATCTATAGGAATTGATTATTAAAATGTTAGAAAATATTAAAGATTATATTTTTGTAAAAAATTGCATGCCTGCTGAAACTTGTGATCGTATGACTAGAGATCTTTCAAGAAATAAATGGACCAGACATCAATGGCAGAACTACGGTGTTGTGAAAGAAAGGCCTACTTTCCCCTCAACTGAATTAGAAGTATCCGAATCGTACCCTGAGCAAAACGAAATATTATATCCGTTTATGGGCGAAGCATTGAAAGATTACCAGGATATTATCAGGGCAAATAATAGTTTTGGCCCATTTGTATCTAGTTGTGGAATACACATTGCATGTCCTGTTAGATTTAATCGATATACTGTACACACAGCTATGAGAGCTCATCACGATCATATACATAATTTGTTTGACGGTGAACGCAAGGGGATTCCTATTCTTTCAATTGTTGGGTTACTGAACGACAATTATGAAGGTGGAAAATTTATATTCTTTGAAAATCATGAAGTAGTACTTAAGAAGGGAGATATTATGGTGTTCCCTTCAATTTTTATGTTTCCACACAGAGTGGAAAATGTTACAAAAGGTGTTAGGAATAGTTTTGTAAGTTGGACATGGTAATAATATGGAAAAATTAACTGATTTTATCTTAATAGAAAATATAGTACCCATAGAATTTTGCGACGAGATTGTAGAAGAGATTTCAAATAATCACACTTGGGGTAAACATTCCTACCATCCAGGATTTAAACGACCCACGGCTACACATTTTCCATCAACTGAATTTGAATTTTTAGATGCCGAAGAACATCTAAGTTTAAAATTGATGCCGTATGTTGAAAAAGTTATGAAGTCATATAACGCATTTATTAACAAAAACAATAGTTTTGCCGGTTATGATTCCGAGACTGGAGTAACATCTTGTACTCCTATTAGATTTAATCGATGCAAAATGCACACACTGGTTGAAGCACATCACGATCATATACACGAATTATTTGGAAAAGGTAATAAAAGTATTCCGTCGGTATCTGTAGTTGGACTACTTAATGATACTTTCAGTGGCGGCGAGTTTGTTATGTTTAAAGACACAGATATGAAATTAAAGAAGGGAGATATTTTAGTATTTCCATCAAATTATCTGTATCCTCACCGAGTAGAAAAGGTTACTAAGGGTGTTAGAAATAGTTTTGTTACATGGGCTTTTTAAAATATGCATCCGTATAAAAATACAATAGTTTGCAAAAATGATTTTTTTAAAAATCCTGACAACGTGTTACCTTTGTTTGATTCTCAATTGTACAGTAAATCTGTAGCATTTCCTGGAGTGCGTACTAATAATTTATTAGAATCGACAGACCCTGATACAAAAAACTTTGCCTTATTCTTTGCCCAGAAAATATGCGATGAGGTTTTTCCAGGAATATACAAATTAATGATAGACGTTAGATTTCACATTAACCAAGTATACACAGATCAAACAGTTAATCACGGATGGATACACAACGATGAATCAGAGTTGGCTGGAGTTGTTTATATGTCAAAAGACGAAAAGTCTTTAGATACTGGGACTTCTGTTTTTAGTAAAAAAACAATAGAGAATTTTAAAGTTGAGGATTTTGAATCAAGACAAGAATTCAATATTTCAGGTATACCAACTGATCAATATATAGAAGATTTAAAAATTAATCACAATACATTTGCAGAAAATATTCGCGTTGGAAATATGTATAACAGACTTATTGCGTATGATGCAACATTATATCATAGACCAAATCGTTACAATTTAGATTGCAACGAATTAAGAAAAAGTATTGTGTTTTTTATTAGGGATATTAAACATACATATACTTCGTCTGTTAAACTTAATTCTAATTGGGAGGATTCATGATTTATAAGAGTCCACTATTTGAAGTGCCGGTTTATAGGATGAAGGCGTCTCGACACGCAGACGTTAAGGAATGGATGATAGAAAATGTATATCCTGATTTTGAAAAAAATGGACCAAACGAAGTTACTAGAAATTTATACAGCAGTTATTTTTCAGGCGCTCCAAAAATAGATAACGAGTTGTTTACTGAATTTTATTACAAAGACATAATTAAATTTTTAAATAAAATTGGGTTATCAAAAAATAATGGTTGGGAAACAAAATTAAATTTTTGGTATAATTTATCAACTAAGGGAGCACATCAGGAAGTGCATGACCACTTAGGCGGGCCTATACCGATTTCATATGCGGCTATTCATTATGTATTGTTTGATAAAAATGAACATACTTCCGCAGTATTTTATCATCCGTTGACACAAATTCTTAAATGTACACAACCAACAACTAGTGACCAAATTAAATTACCTGATTATAAAGAATTTCAAAAGTTATTAGATGTTGAGGAAGGTGATTTGATAATATTTCCAAGTTATGTATTACACAGCGTTATGACTCAACTTAGTGAAAAACTTAGAATAACAACAGCATTCAATATATGCATTTACGATAAAAATTGCCATGAGTAATGTTTCTACTATACCCTTATTTCCTGTTAACATTTATAAAATAAAAGTTACTGAACATGAAAAAATTAAAAAACATCTCATGGATCACGTGCATCCGCATTTTTTAAAACACGGAGCAAATGATCACATACAAAATACATTAACGGATTACGGACACACGGCCGATGCGGCATACTGTCACTGGCCTTACCTTCTTGATTTGTATAAGCCTGATATACAATCCGTATTAGAAACAATTGGTTTTGATTTTAAAAAAGATCCATGGAGCATAAGGATGAAGGGTTGGTATAATTTTTCAACTTCAAATACCGCACAATTTGTTCACGATCACGCCGGTGGTCCTAGCACTATACAATTTTCTGCAATACACTATGTGGCACTGGGAGAAGGTGCTAGAGCAACTGTGTTTAATAATCCCTGGAGTAAATTATTAAAAGCAACTACTCCTACTAAGAATTTTGATTTTCTTCCTGATTATTTTAAAGATTTTGCCCGTGTTCCTGAAGTAGAAGAAGGAGATTTGATTTTATTCCCTAGTTGGCTTGATCATTTTGCTCCAAATTTTACTGCTGGATCCCTACGTATCACAACTGCCCTTAATATTATGATGCGAGTAGACAAGGGAGATGGGAATTAATATGCAATATGGTGATTTGATTAATGTAGGAGTAATAGTGGAAGATTTAAATCCGTTTTTACTCAAACGAATACAACAGGTTACAAAAACATTTAAAGATAGATTTGTGAGCAATACTTCGCCTGATATGCTGGAGCAGTTTCACAGGCGGGTAGACGGATACGATGAAGATAATTCAATTCCTGCAGATTTAAAAAAAGACATAACAACAGAAATTTTAAGATTAATCGACTTACACGAAGACAGATATGAGTACTTTAGCAAAATATTCAACTTTATAACTGAGTTAGATCACGGAAAAGTTCAATTTGAATTAGAAAGAGTCTGGGTGAATATTCAACGTAAAGGGGAATTTTTACCTGTGCATAATCATACCGGTATCTATAGTTTTGTTATCTGGGCTGATGTTCCTTTTAATATAGAAGACGAGTATAAATCAACTCCAAATCCCACAACAGACAAGGGCAGGGCAGGGCATTTTCAATTTTTATATACTGATGCACTAGGAAAAATTACCACATTAAACTTGCCTGTTGATAAAAAATGGGAGGGGCGTATCTGCTTATTTCCTGCAGAACTAAATCATCAAGTGTATCCTTTTTATAGTTCTAACGATGTACGTGTATCGATATCAGGAAATATACGAGTGAGGCCTTATGCTAAATTTTAAACCAGTGACTCGAATAATTACAGATCCGCAGCTAGTATACGAATTTCCAGATGCTCTACCCAGCTGGGCAGTTAAATCAGGTGAAGAATATTTTAAAAAATTTACATTTGAATACGGTCACCACGCAGTATCGCTAGATGACGGCGAACCGTATTTTGGAAAAATGATATTTTTAAGAGAAGAAAAAGTTAATCAACACTGTCCTACATTAGTACAAAATTTGTGTGACTGTTTACAATTATCCATACTGCCACAAATAGATCCCAATGGTAAGTTTATTGAATTACAGCGTATTGCAGTTAATGGACAAACACAGACACAGAGCCCAGGCGCTCACATCGATACAAGTACTGATTTAAATTTATGGACTGCTGTATACTACGTTAATGATAGTTCAGGTGATACAGTATTTTATAAATCTATTGCCAATTTAGAAGAAACAATCAGAGTTAAATTTCAACAAGGCAAGTTAATATTATTCCCCGCAAGTTTTTGTCACAGAGCTCTTGCACCTAGTAGCGGTTGGAGAATATCAATAGGTATTACATTTGAATGGCATACTGAATTATCTAAATGTTATAAAAGAGATATCTAATGAACACTTTTTCATGGAAAACCAGCTCTAGCATAATAGAACACACTAGCATACTGCATATAAAAAATTCAATAACTGCTAATCAACGAACTGCATTAATACAAGAAATACTGGACCATAAACAAACAACGATAGACGAGTCAGGAAGTGAGAAAGGCTGCTGGAGAGGTCACCCTACGTTTAAAGATAGTACAATAACTGATCTGATACTAACGTCATTTAATGTTTATATGAATTCATTGCCTCAGCCGGGCATGTTATCAAGTGATGGCACATATACAAAATTTAACAGCACTACACCTGCTATCCATTTTTGGTCTAATGTAAATTCCAAAGACGGCTATAATATTTCTCACACCCATGCAGGATCAATGGTTAGTGGAGTAATCTATTTGCAATCTACAGGAACCGGAACGATTGAGTTCCAACCATTAAATTACATATATAAGATTAACCATCCTTGTTGGACATACAATGGAACTATGAAGTATGCTCCAGAAGATGGCGATATACTGTTATTTCCGTCGTATCTACTACATAGGGTAGAACCAAATCCAATAGATAAAGAACGAATTAATGTTGCGTTTAATGTGAGTTACATACCTTTATGAATATAGATTTTTTTTGCACAGATGAAAATGTTCTTAAATACTGGCCGCCAAGCCCTGCAAGTAACTGTGTCCCAGAAGAAATATCAAACTTAGAAACTCCAAAAGAGAGATATAAGAGTCAAGAACCCCCTGTTGTGAACATAAAATCGTGTATGCCTGCAATGGATTATCTAACTTCAGGTTACATAATCTATAATGCATATGAGGTTGAGTTAGAAACTGTTTTTAATAATTTTAAAGAAACTATTAAACTTAAAACTGCTCAAACAATAAATCAACCTTCAACAGACGCTTTTTCTAGAAAATCAATGGCTGTTTTTGAAAGAGATTCGTGCCCAATGAGTAAACACGATGTAAAAATTAAACAATATTTTAAATTTAGATCTATGTGGAGTATAAAAACGCCGCCTGGGTACAGTTGTCTAGTAATGCAACCATTTTACTTACCCAATAACGAAATTCAAATTCTTCCTGGCATCGTAGATACTGATTCTTATCATTTACCAATTTCAGTAACTGGGTATGTAATTTCAAAAGATAAACTGCGTATATCTCCTGGAACACCGTTACTTCAAATAATTCCATTTAAAAGAGATGACTGGGAAATGTCGGTTAGTAACAATGTGCCGTCAGACAAAAGTAAATTTTTTATTTGGAATACATATAAAAGGTTAAGCCATGCTGTTAAAAAATATATATGAAATCTGAATCCATTATTAAATTTATTTCAGAGGATCGTGATGCAATGATACACTATCCTCCTGTTCCAGCATCTAAAATTATTCCAGAATGGTATAAAAATATTCCAGTAGCGTTGTCTAAAGATCCTGGATTTATTGATAATGATGGAGTTCCTTCTATTAAACGATGCATGCCAGTCTTAGATTATCTTACATCCGGATATATTTTACGAAACTCTTATGAAATAAACGCAGATTTGTTTGTAAAGGATGGTATAAACAGTTTTACTTTAGAATGTAATAAAAAGAATTACGTAGGAGCTCATCCTTTTCATCAAGCTCCAACAACTGAAATGACTGGCGAAAAAAATCATTATTTTAAAATTAATCAAGAGTGGGCTATAAGGACGCCACCTGGGTATAGTTGTTTGATATATCAACCACATTATCTATTTAGAAAAGAATTCAAAATGTTTCCAGCAATTGTTGACACAGATAAACACGATGATTTCGTAGGGCTTGTTGGACTCATAACTACTGATCAGCCGTTTACTATTATGCCAGGCGACCCGCTAGTTACTATATTTCCATTTAAAAGAACAAATTGGAAAATGGAACTTAGCTACGACAAAGACATTGGTTCTAGAAGTAGTTTCAAATACTTCTTGCACGGGCTATGGCATGGGTTTTATTCAAGATATTTTCATACCAAGAAGACCTATCGATAAAGGTACATACCGATATATAACGTATGTTCAATTTCTTCTTTAAAAAATCAACTGTACACATAGATGTGTTTACATTCTTTCCGGGCATTATTGAATTGTTTCCAATTCGAGATGCAGACGAAATTATGCCCTCTTGGTTTAAAGCAGTCCCTACTAGTACAAAGTCTCCATCAGGATCTAGTGTTGCTACCGTGCGTACTTGCCCGGGCATGGTAGAACTGTTTAAAGAAGGCATAATAATTCCTGCATGGTGCGATTTATATTTAGATTGGGCAAAAGGATCCTTATACAGTGAACCTGAAAACATGGGTAGTTCGCACCCAGACTGGCAATGGGATAAAAGTGCAGTATTTAAAGATTTTCATCATTTGAAAATAGGCAGTCCTTGGAAATTTAAAGAAAAAACTGGGTCTAAATTTATGATGACTAATTCTTGGTGGAATAAACCAGGGGTTAAACATTTTGTTCCTAACGGATTAATTGAATTTAAATATCAACACTCTTCTAACATTAATTTATGGATTCCTAAAACAGGATTTCCACAAAGCTACACAATAAATGCAGGAGAACCGCTATGTCAACTGATAAACATAGAGGGTAAGAAAATAAAATTTCATATGCATTACACAGATAAAGATAAAATTGATTGTGATGTTAATGATCACTTGTTTTCTCAAGTAGGGCAGTATTATAAAAGAAAAAAATTAATTCAAGAAAATTGTCCTAATTGGACTCCGGATACAAAAAAATAATATGTTTACAATTTTTAGAAGACCTTCAAAAATTTATGTTGACTGTTTTACAGATTTAGAAGAACTGCCAAAGTTTTTTCCTATTCAACATGCTTCCGAACGAATGCCTGCATTTTGGAAAAATCTTCCAACTACTGTGCCTCATATGGGACCGCAAAGGGGAACTATGAAAACATGTCCGGGAGTAAGTAGTTTGTACAGAACAGGATTTATAATTCAAAATTGGCATGATATGTGGGTCAGTGTTGATGGTAATACTCTTTCTTGGCAACCTCAGCCAGCGGCAGAATCGCACGAGCCTGGACAATGGGGTGATGCATTTAAAAATCATTATCATTTAAAACTAGTTAGCCCTTGGCGTATTAAAGAAAAAACTGGTGTTAAGTTTATGTTTACTAACACACTTTGGCACGATGAAGATTTTAAACCTAAAGTAGTGAACGGTATAGTGGAATACAAATATCAGCATACTAGCAGTGTCAATATGCTTGTTCCTAAAAATATGTTTCCTAAATCTCAACTAATTCCTGCAGGTAAAGAACTAGTACACATTGTACCGTTATCCGATAAAGATGTAGTAATCAAAATGCATGTAGTCAATGCAACAGAATTAAAAAAATTACAAAATTGGGTTTTTACATTTAACGGTCATTATTTTAAACGTAAAAAATTATTACAAGACCGCGGAGAATAAATTGAAAGAATTTACAGTTTCAACAACTTCTGGTGCATCTATAACAGGGATATTTCCAATACCTGTTTATAAGAAAAATATTGGAAGAAAATTTACAAATTCTGAATTAAAAGCATCACAACCTGAAGCTTGGCATTTACGTCCAGGTAGTGATAATGTTCGAGCTGACAGTACTTCAGTTCTTAATAGTCCTGCATTTTTTGGTCTTAAAAATTTTATTGACAATTGTTTGGCAGAGTTTTTAAAAGAAATAATTGTGCCAGAAACTAAGTTTTCTTTATATGCTACACAAAGTTGGATTAATTTTAATAGAAAAGGTGACAGACATCATCAACATTTTCATTCGAATAGCATAGTAAGTGGAGTGTTTTACCTTAATGCGCCTGAACCAAATTCAATTTCATTTCATATTCCCCAGCGACAATCTTGGCATATTCCAAATATACCAAATTGGTGGAATATGAGAAGTATTAGATTTCCTGTTTGTTCAGGTGATTTAGTTTTGTTTATGAGTGATCTAGAACACGGAGTAGACCCACAATCAAATGATGAAACTAGAGTTAGTCTTGCGTTTAATACTTGGTTTAAGGGTGAGATAGGAAGTAAAGAAGGATTGACATATTTGTCAAATTAATTATATGGCTCTTAGTAGTGTTGAAACTATCGATTTACAAAATATAGGTATTATAAAAGGCCATATCGATGACGATTCCTTAAATGTACTGCGAGCAGAAGTCATGGCTATTAAGGAAAACTTTAGCAGCGGTGTTCCTCACAACAAAGAACTTGCCGGCCATATTAGAAAAGAATTCTTACTATCTAAAAGTTGTAACAGTATAGAACCAATAGTAATCGATTTGGCAACTCGCTATAACGAAAAATACAAGTATCCTATCTCAGATTTTGGAGTTCCTAGCGGTCAGCCTTATAAATTACAATTAGAAAGCCTATGGGTTAACTTTCAACAACGTTATGAGTTTAATCCGTTACATAGACATTCTGGTCTATATAGTTTTGTAATATGGTTGGAAATTCCTTATTTTTTAAATTTTGAACATTCTGTTAGTCCTGGAAAAGGTGCTATTGATAATAGAACTGGAATGTTTGAATTTACATATAATGATATATTAGGAGGAATACGAGGAGAATGTATTGCAGTTGATAAAACTTACGAAGGCGATATAGTATTATTTCCAGCAGGTCTTCATCACATGGTACATCCTTTTTATAGTTCTGACAAATATAGAATCTCTGTGGCAGGAAATGTCACTGCTGTTAAACATGATTAATCAGCTATTCTCTACTCCAATATATGAGCATGACGGCACTATAGAGGAAATCTTTTTAGTCCAGAACGAAATAAAAACTATACTTCCTAAAATTCAGCAAACGGATGCATTTGAAAACCCTGCAGGTTGGAATGATGGGGTACAAACTAATATAAAATCAAGATACAATACTATTGAAGATTTTCAAATGACTAATCTTTCAGCGTACATTGAAAAACATATTAGGAATTATATTAAGATGATCGGAGCATGGGAACCCATGCCTAATAAATTAGGTCATAGTTGGATAAATTTAGTATCTAAAGATCAGCGGCAGGATTGGCACCAACATCAAGATGCAACTATCTCTGGAACATATTATTATCAAACATCTGGAACAGATGGAGACATAGTATTCGGGACTCCTAATCAGTTTGTTGAATTAGAATTATTTTCAATTGGATCAATGGTGAGTAAACAACATGCTATACAACCAAAAAATGGAAAAATTGTGCTATTTCCAGGGTGGCTATCCCACAAAGTGGAACTCAACACCACTGACACTACTAGAATATCAATATCTTTTAACTATTTGAGAGACAATTTTAAAACCAAGACTTAGAGTCTGTACTAAACAGATAGTTAAATATTAAAAAGGAACGATTAACAATGAAAAATACTATTAATAAAATTATTATTGTAGGAGGCGGGTCAGCTGGCTGGATGACCGCGGCTACGTTATCACACGAATTTCCAGATAAAGAAATTGCCCTAGTAGAATCTCCAGATGTTCCAATTATAGGTGTTGGCGAATCTACTCTTGGAACTATTAATCAATATCTAGGACTACTAGGATTAGAAGATAAAGATTGGATGGAATATTGTAATGCCACTTATAAACTATCCATTAAATTTACGGATTTTTACGAACGTGGCCAAGAGTTTTATTATCCGTTTGGTGTAAAGGATATGCAAAATTGTCAACAAGGCATTGCCGATTGGTATGTTAAAAAGACGTTAAATCCCGAAACTCCTAGTTTAGACTTTTATGAAAGTTTTTATAGTAGTATGCCGTTTATTTTAAACAGCAAAATATACGATAATGCTGACGGGCAACTACCGGGTTTTAGTTTTAAAAACGATGCCGCTTATCATATGGATGCTACCTTATTTGGAGAATTTTTAAGAGAACGCTACTGCGAACCACGTGGTGTAGTGCATATTAAAGAACACATCAGTGAAGTACTGTTAAATGAAGAAGGTGAAGTTCATGCTTTAGTCTTGGGTAACGGCGATAGTATAGAAGCAGACTTGTACATTGACTGCTCTGGATTCAGAGCATTGCTGATAGAAGGTGCTATGAAAGTGAATTTTACTTCTTTTGAAAATATATTACCAAACAATCGTGCATGGGCTGTTCAAGTTCCTTATGAAGACAAAGAACTTGAAATGGAAAATACAACTGATTGTGTTGCAATAGATAACGGGTGGGTTTGGAATATTCCTTTGTACAACAGAATTGGCAAGGGTTATGTATTTTCTAGTAAATTTGTTTCCGAAGACGACGCATTAGAAGAATTCAAACAGTTTATAATGTCTCGTATGAAAGTTAAAAGAACTAGAGAACAAGTAGATGCTTTAGAATTTAGACTAATAAAAATTAAAAACGGAGTCCATGATAGATGCTGGCATAAAAATGTTGTAGCTGTTGGACTGTCCTATGGGTTTATTGAACCTTTAGAAAGTACGGGTTTGTTAAGTGTACAGGAAATCTTATTAAAATTGTGCAGCACACTACATTTTAAAACAACAAATAAAATTCATATTGATAATTTTAATCATGTTGTTAGTGGAATCATGCATAATTTCAAATATTTTGTTGCATATCATTTTACATTAAGCTCACGTAGAGATACACCGTATTGGAAACATGTTACTGAAAATATTGAAATGGAAAGTGAAATGTTGTTGCCTGGTGACCCTAAATCACGTACTCAGGTTGGAGAATTAGCTGCACGACTAATACAACAACATCATATTCCTGGAGATTTTTCAATGGGTGGTATTCCTGATATCTTTGTAGGGATGAATACTCTGCCTGTAAACCCTACCCAACTAAAAATTATGAATCAGATATTGCTTGGAAGAAATGGGTCAGCTCCTGAATTCTTTAATAATCAAACTCAAGATTATTGGAATCAGAAAAAAGAATATATTAATGGCCTAGCTTCTACAGCTCCTAGTCATTATCAATATCTCAAAGAAAATATATACAATAATAAAGAATAAAAAAAGCCGCATTAAGCGGCTTTTTTGTATATGAGTTATAATCTTATGCGTCAGGTCTTACTGATACGTTAGTTGGCACGGGCATTGCTCCGCCAACATCCGGATCTTGTACCATTGCTACCATACGAATGGTATCTTCTTTTTGTAATTGTAAACAACTTTTTAAAACTAGCGTATCAAATATTCTCATCTTGTCAGCAGGGATTGGATCAGTCCAGTTAGGGTCATCTAATCTTCTTTTAATTTCTTTTGTTGCAATATCTACCATGGCTTCTTGCAGGCGAGCAGTGATAAAATCATCTATGTGCTGGTGTGGATTAACATATTTCCAAGCTAGTGCTTTATACTGTGCATCAGTTACATCTACTCTAAATGTTCTAGACATGTTATTGTTCCTTATCCTTGTTCTCGTTCAGCCGCAAGTTGAATATTGGCATTCATAACAATCTGATTTCTGTCCGATGGCATTGTTTCAATAGTAGGGTCACTTAACATTCGTGAAGTCTCCATTTGAACAATTTCGTCCATTGCTGTGTTTGCTTTCCAATGACAGATATTTTCAATATAATCCATTGGATTCAAAGCGATATGTTTCAAAACCATTGTTTCAGTATCAGTTAAATCAAATATAATTTGCGGCATTTCAATCCTCGTTCTTTAAGTATGTATATTTATCCTATCAGGTAACCACTAAAGTGACTGTGGGTACCGTGAATTCGACTTGGGCCGCCAGCCCAATATACCCACACATTGGTATATTCTCCGGCATTTAGATATAAATCTAATTGCTGACCAACACCGCCCGCGTGGTTAGCAACAGTCCCGTGCATCCAGATGCCATGCGGAGCACGGCCGTCCCAAACACCAATTCCGCCACTACGACCAAACGATAAATGCTGATAGTTTGGAGTATTGTTATCATCATTGTAATGATAACCTTGCCATGTTAAATGATAAAAACCACTCACTGGCGCTGTGAATCTACCGTTGCTTGTGTCAAAGTTACTGCCGCCGCGTTGTTGCACATCCCAGCCACCAAAGCCGCCGCCAATTTCTCTCCAGCCATATCCGCCAAAGCTGTTGGCATAAGTCCAACCTCCAACTGGCACTGCGCCCCACATCAAACTACCTGTGGTATTATCTGTACCCACAGTTTTATGGCCGTTTGAGTTGATACGCATACGCTCAACACCCGCAACACTGAACACCACGTTATTGGCACTGTCAAAGTAAATGCCAGTATTAGATTGTGCTGCTGACTGAATCGCTGGCGCAGCTGCACTACCTGATGGTACAACAAGTCTTCCCGTCATTGTGCCGCCAGATGCATTCAAAGGAGTGTATCCTACATTGCTCAGTGTTGCGCCCGAAGCTAATTTAGCTGCCGAAACTGCGTTAGCGGCAATGTCGTTAGTTCCAATAGTTCTATAAGTAACAGTTTTTCCACTTAAATCAACTGCACTTGCTAGTTCTGTTGCACTTACTGATGCATTAGCTATTTTTGCGCTAGTAATTGCACCGGCAGCAAATTTTCCTGCGGTGATAGCAGAATCTGCAAGATCCACTACGTCAACTTGACCATCAACTATTGAATCTGTT